ATGAAGATTTAAATTTTTAATTTCTTTTAGTGTCTCTACATTAAAAGTAGATATACTATTAGCTAGTGAGTTTGAAGTTAAAGAAAAATCAAGACAATCAGCTATTCTTAAAGATATGTTTTCACAAGCTCTAAGAGTTAAATAGAGACTAGACTGTAGTATATGTCTAGTTGCCACATTAGATTGATTAGCAGCCATCTTTTGCAATCCTAGTAAAGCATCTTTGTCTGGCGTGCTTCCATCTCTCGCTTCATTTAATCCAGTTACATCTCTTATCATTTGTAGATAATAGTTGTATGTGTTTATCAATGAAGCTATTTTGCCTTGACCAGAAGATGACGCTAATTCTTGAACTGGCACTTTACCTCTGTTTAGTTCACCATCTTGAGTAAGTGATCTACCAACAACACTACCTGTTTGGAAATACATGTTTAAAGCTTCTGCTGGATTATATGTTGTTCCATTACCGAGATCAACTTCTGCTAAGCCATCCATATCTAAGAATACACCGTCTGGTACTATTCTAGACATTACTTGTTGTAGCTTTAAATGAGTTAATTGAATCATATCAGCAAATCCAGTTACCTTGCTTACTATAGACTCAATCCTTCCTTTGTACATTCTAGGCGCTGTAATAGCATAACTCATTTCTACTTTGGTAGTATCAGCATGAGGCCTAGTCATATTTTCAGCTAACTTCCACTCAAGCATGGTGTTATTACCTAAAACTTTCGCTCCTGAATAAAGTACTTCTATTGTTCTAGAAACTTTATCAAAATTATCGTTTGCTGGTGGATTAAAAGTATCGTCTTTTACAATAGCTTTCTCAAGTCCAGTATCTGTTTGTTTTATTTTAAATACTTGATTTGAATATGTTTTGTATTCAAAATATAGTACTTGAACAGTGTTTTCGTCGTAATTACCCCAACCAGTTATATATTGGTTATTGCCAGGCATGTTCTGTATATCTTTTAATTCTTCTTCAGATATACTTGGAAATTGTTTTTTTAACTCAGGTATAGTTATAGCCTTTACTTCACCAACATAGTATATATCTTCAAAATTTGGATCTTCAGTATAAGAATAAACCATATAAGCTGGATCCACATAGTCAATTACTATGCCATTAGCTTTGTTAAATGAAGTTTTAACTGCTGCTATTCCTAGTACAGTTAAATCATAATTTAATCTTCTTCTTATTAAATCGTATTTGTTAGCAGCTAAAACATTGTTAATAGCTTCTTCTTCGGCTATTTCAACAGATTGCTTATAACTAAGCTGCATGTGTAGTTCTAACTCGTCTCTTGTTTCAGGTAATTCATCTGCTGGTATAGATGAGTTTGAAAAATCTTCTCCAAATAGTTGATTGGCTTGATTTATTAGATCTTTAGCAGCCATATCCCTCATTATACCAAGAGCGTAGTTGGTTCTTTTCTTTAAAGACTCAGGATCTTGAGAAAAAGCTTTTACATCATAAGTCTTTTGAGACATACCATTAACTACTATATCAACAAACTTAGATATAACAGGAACTGGTTTCCAGTCTAAATTAAGATAAGACAAATCACCATTAATAGCTAACTCATCTTTATATTTTTGTATAGATTGCTCACCTCTAGCGTATAACCTTAACTGATGAAAGTTATTGTAATTCGTTTGATACCTGTTAGCATTAGTTCTCCCTTGATCAAACCACTCTTGTTCAATGGCTCTAGCCACTTGAATACCATACTCTAATGACGCTTTTTCCGCATCACTAACCACTTGGCTTGGAAAAGAACTATTGGTATTTGTGTATATATTCATTTATAGTATAATTTTTGAGGTACTACCATCATTATTGTATCTTTTAATACCTAGATTAACAGGTTGTCTTTCTATTCTATTTACAGGAACATACCTGTGTTTGTTACAAGCCATTAAAGCAAGTCCAGAGCTAATAGACGCATCGTGACTTGTTCTATTGTTTATGTTAAACCTTGCCCAATCTTCCAGTGTTCTTTGAAAATACATATCTCCATATCCAGTATCTAAAAGACCAACGTGCTGCTCAACGTAAGTTTCAATAGCTGCAGCGTGCGCTTGTTTAATATCTTCGCTAGAGTTAGGTATTCCACCTATTTCTCTTTCAGTAACAGATAACTTGTTCCAAACTTTATCTGGTCTATTCATTGAAAAACCTCTATAACCTCTTCTTTTAAAGTGGTATAAAAGTCTAGGCTTATTATTCTCTGCTAATATTGGCATACCATAGAATATACAAGCCATTAAAACATCTTCAAAAAATATCTCAGCAGTTTGTGGTCTAGCTATGTATTCTAAGAAAAAATGATTAGGTGGCACATCTTCCATTGAAAACTTAGTTAAACCGTGTAAAGATCCGTTAGAACCTCTTTGATCAACTGTACCAGAAATATCATAACTATCACATCCAAATGCACCACAGTGTTCATTTCCAGGGTATTTAGTACCATTCTTTATTATTACTCGATTTTGTAGATCTTTAGGTGGAACCCAAGTTATTTTAAATCTACCATCTTTGTGAGGGTTAAAAATAACCCTAGTATCTTGTATTCCATTCTCCCAAGCAAAACTACCAGTTGTTATGACCGACGTGTTTCTAAGATCCTCGTTGTAATCTATTTGTTGGTATATTTTAGTTAAATTAAATAACGATTGTTTAGCTTCATCTCTAAAAGCGTGTTGCTCTGTTCTCGGAAACTGACGGTAAAATTCATTTAAACCATCTTGATCGTTTTTTAAACCATCTACTTCGTTTTGCCAATGTTCTATAACACCGTACTCTATTTCATTACCATCTGCTCCTTTAATTGTTTCATCTGGCGTATCGAATACAGGTAATCCATAAGAATCAATGAATCCCTCGAAGTTCCATTCCATAGGTATGAACAAAGAATATAATCCTGAACTAGTCTGTCCGTTGCGGTTTCTCTTTGTAACGTCTGAATCATAGTAAAGTTTTTTAAAATTTTCACCACCTTTATCCAAAGCGTTAGAAGTAGAACCCATCATACATTTACCTATGATCCTGCTACCTAATCTTAAAGTGGTTTTTGTAACCCTCCAGTTATTTAATATATTATCAGGTCTTTCCCATTTACCACTTTCATCGTGTACTAATATCTTTAGTTTCTCACCATCATAAGAGTTATCACCAGTGTTTTTCCAGTCAATGGTTGTATCTAAACCTTTTAGTTCAGATAAAGTATTTGACGTGTTTGCAATAGATTTCCTAGTAATCTTTGACGCTGGTACTCTATACGCAAGTTCTGTTTTTGGTCTATCCATACCATCCTGAATCGGTTTGAAAAAGAATGGGTAGTTAACTGAAATTGGAACAACTTTGTCTGTAAACATCTTCTTTGCATCGGCACCTGATTTTGATAGTATACCAAATCTGGCGTCTGAAGAAATAGTTGCTTGATTGACAATCTCTGATGAAGACATAAAAGAGAATCCAGAACGTCTGTTTTTAAGGTAGCACATACCGAAACATCGTTGATCCGCTTTGCAAGCTTCCCAGAATATAAAGAATAATCTATTCGCTTCTCTAAAATCTGGCTGCCCAACATCAATCTTGGTCCACTGCAAGTACATGTAATGAGTACCAGTAATATATGTAGGAACACCTTTGTTGTAAAATGAAAAACCTTTTTCCCTAAATTCAAACTCTTGATCAATGTATTCATACCATTTGTTTTTAAAATGGTCTGGATATTCCTCCCATTCAAATCTAGTTTTTATTTTAGATAATTCCTTTGGGTATTCGTAAGAAAACCATTTTTGCTCTTCTTTTTTATCAGAACATTTATAAGCATCCTCAATTAAAGGTAAGGCTATTTTTAGGTTTTGTATTTCATACACCTCACCTATTTTACCTGTTTTACTTATAACTATAACATCGTGTTCTTTATTATAACCATACTCCCATTTATTATACCTGTTTTGTCTTTTTATAACACTAGGTTTAATATAATCGGGTAATATCTTATAAAGTGTTTGCTCGTACATTATTTAAATCTACCTTCAGCAAAGCCTTTAAACTGCTTTTGTGTTGAACCGTTTTCTTCGTTATCTAGCATTAATTCTTCTTGCTCTATACGAGTTAGTATTTCAAAAGCATCAAATATTGCTAGCTTTTTAGTAGCAGCCGCGTTTTTAAGTCTATCAGCGGATATATCATCTTCTGAATCAACTATTTTCTCTCTAGCTACTTTTATTAATTCCTCAACTGCTTTTTGCCCAGCTAGGATTATTTTCTTCTTCGTTTCCTTGGTATTCATATTTAATTACAATATCATTAGATTTCATACAGTACAATTTCTTTTCATCAACCACAAACTCAAATTCTCCGCCTGGAGTATAACCAACAAGGTCTCCAGGATTGATTTCTAGCGCTTGTAAGGAACTATTACCGTATTTAAGTATACCAATAAGCTTTTGCTCTTTTTCAAGAGAGAAGCTGTCTTTATTTTTAATTGGAACAACAAAGCATCTATCATTAAAAGTTTTCCATTTCTTAGGTTGTCCATATAAATATATTTGATCTGGCGCAACAAAATATAATCCATCAATAAACATTGACCTACTATCTTTTTGATTGCCTTTCATGTCATAAAACCTTCTAAATACGTTATGGTGTATTAAAACAATATCACCAACACGTATGCCTGTTTCGTAAGCTAAAGGTGTTGCTACAACTTCAGCATAGTTATTCACAGACTTAAAACTCTCTATTGATGAGTTTGTAATTAAGGTTTTATCTCCAACTTTCTTTTCGTTGTCATAGCGCTTACCAACTGGCTTCACAATGAAGTCGTAAATACTTCTCATTAGTACTCAAGATCATATTCAACAGATATTGCCATGTTAGAATTAAATTTCTTCCATGGCATTACCTCGCTGTTTTTCTTTATGTGAATGTTATAAGAGCTATCTTCTTCGTCGAATAATATATAGGCTATTTCATGACCGCCATAAACGCTTTGTCCTACAGCATAGTGCATTGCGTCGTTCTTATAGTCAGAACCTATACTTATTTTTCTTATAACAGAAGACATTATTCTTCTTCTTTAACTATTTCAGTGTAAGAACCAGTTTCTATATCAATAGTAATAGCTCCATACTCTTTCTCTAATTCAGCTTTAAAAGCTTCGATCTCTTCGTTTAGACCAGCTTGCTTGTGTAATAAAGCATGCTTCTGAACTTCCACAAATCCGATGTCTTTTAATAAATCAGATAATTGCTTTTGTTGTTCTTGAATTTTCGTTAATTGGTCTTCTGTAATTGAATTTACTTTTTTCATTTGATTTGATTTAATTAATTGTTATTTGTTTTCTTTAATCGCAGAGCCAAAGTAGTAACCAAAAATACTAAGGGCAACACCTTCAACTATACCGATCAAATGTATGAAAATTTCTTTATTAGACTCTGGTACTTGTGTAGTAACTACGGTGTAAACTAAAAAAGCAAATGCTGAAAGTCCAACTATGCCAGTTAAATTAAACATCCAGTCTGTTCCGTACTTCCTTAGATTTACCTCTCTTTTTCTAGCTGAGTCTCTATCTTCTACTTCTAACCTATAAAGTTCCACTAATCTATCGTGAGCTTCAGCTTTTTGATCATCACTTAAATTAGGGTCTTTGTTTATAAGATTTTTAACTACACCTAAAAGACCTTTGTCTGGAAGAGCATCTCCTACTACATCTATAATAGTAGAGCCAGCGCCAAGTAGAAATTTACCTAGCCCTGTTTCTTTAAAAGGTTTTTTATCTTTAGGCATAATTATTTAAACTTTACGTTTTCTACGCTAACAGTTTTGGTTTTAGCAAATTTAGCGCCTTTGGCACCCATTTTTTCTTTTTTACTAAGAGCTACATCACCAAAAGTTCTTTTCTTTTTAATTTCTTTAACTTTTCTGCCTTTGCTTATATCAGAAGATGGCATTGCTTCTCCGGCTTTAACTGTTTTTTGTTTTGCAGTAATGGTTACTTCCATATCAGGTTTAGCAGCAGTGGCTTCTTTTTCGCTCATTCTGCCACCTTTTTTTGTATTATCACCTTTTCCTTTATTAATCATATTTAAAGGACTGCTGTGTTTCATTTTAAATGCCATAATTATTTTGTGTTAGATTTTTTATATGCTTCTTTTTCCCAAGGAAGATTTTTAGCGCCTTCCTTCATCTGCGCTCTTGAATATTTTTTACCTTTCCAAAAAACTGCGCTATCATTGTAATCTAAATCACCTCTTTTCATTTGATCTAAATGAACTTTCTCATGATTAATTACATCCTGTTTTTGTTTTTGATCGGTAATATTTTTATTTATAAGTATGCTACCATTTCTGTCGGCTTTACCTAACACTTCGTTACCTAAGTCTACATTGTATATAGGTGTGTTGTCGATATAATATGGTGGATTACTTAGTTTGAACGCCATTATAGGGGAACATGTTGTTTAAAGCTTCTTTTCTTTTTTGGCAACCACAAGGAATATTAAGACCCTCTGATACTTTATCAACTACTGTTTTAATACCAGTAGCTGTAGTTATCTTTTCTATAGTGTCGCCTAAACCTTTAGATTCCATTATTTTTTACAGTGTTTACTCATCCAGGAGCCTTTCATTTGCATTGGAGAGTTATTCATTTTAGCTGGAGATCCGTACATAGACATAGGACTATCGTCTTTCATCCCTGCTTCTGCGTTTTTAGCGTAGTTTTTTCTAGCTGATGAACTTAATGATTGGTTACTTGCTTGTTTTACGTCGTAAGCTGTTTTTTTACTAATGTTTGGCATGATATTTGTTTTATATATTAATTAACATTTCCATCTGCGTCTTGCTGCGCATATTCTTTTATCTGGCGTTTTAGAACAATCTATATTATGCATTTGCATTTGACCTTTTGATCTAGCGCAATAGCTTTTTTTTCTTTTACCACCACCTGGTTGAGGTGCTTTTAAGTCACCACCTGTTTCTTTATTATAAGCTTTACGTCCAGCCTCTGTCATTCCAGCGCCTTCTTTAGCCGTAAGAAAATGTCTTCCTTTGCCTTTAGTCGTTTTTCTAAGCTTGTTGAAAGGTGATTTTGATTGTATATATGCCATTATATTATTTTATAAGCGGTTTTGCCTTTTGTTTTGTATGCTTTTAAACATCTTCTTCTATTTTCATCAACAGATACATAACTAACATGCACCCAATCAGGGTTGTTATCGTCTCCAAATTCCCAAATTAACTGGTCAAAATCTAAGTTATCTTTTATATAATTAAACATTTCAGCGTTTGTCTTATGACCAAATGTATCGTCTAAGTCAATAGCTCTACCTTCACAATGTTGAGATTTGGCACTGCCACCTATAGCTGAGTTTAATTCTTTACATCTATAGAATGAATTAATCTTTATAGGTCCACCAACCCACTCTCTAAGCGGTTCAAATATTACTTCAGCAATAACCTGCATGTTAACCAAATGATATGGTTCTGGCGTATTGTCTATATCAAGTCTCAATGCTGTTCTTGAATAAACACCTTCTTTGCTAGATATATGCTTACTTATTTTCATTTATTATTTCATTTACTCTTTTAAGATCTTTTCTAACTCTTTCCCTTTCTAGTTTTACCTCAAGGATTTCGTTTTCTAAAATCCTAATATCTGGAAAAACATAAGTGTTTTGATTAAATCTTAATGCTTTAGTTTCGTTTTCTGTGTCTGTTATTCTACCTTCTAAATGAGTGTATAACAAAACAGCACTACCAACTAATATGACTATTTGAATAAGCCATTTAATGTTTATTGATATATCTGATTCATCATTTAACTTAGGAAGATTTTCCCCCATTTTTACCTTTGTTTTTATGTAAGTGATACCACTTGTTAGTAGTATAACCTATAGTTACAAGAAGTAAAATAACTTTTAAAGCAGGCTC